TCTCATTCCATATTATATTCCGGTAGTAAACCCTCCTTTAAATTTCCACCATCTATGCATGGTTCTCCACAAGTTTAAAATTATTGGATGTACACCTAAATCTAATAAATACACTCTAAACTCCATGTCCAATATATCATCATCTGTTTATCTATCTTATTTTGTTAAATCATTCATATAAAAATTATAACATTTGTTTAATGTTTTAACTTTTTAATTTAATTATTAGGGTGTTAAACCATCCGCATAAATTATATTTTATTATAATAATTATTTTAATCTTTTCTTTGCTTGTAAAAATACATCAGAGAATAAGGCTGTTACAGCTTTCCTTTACCACATAATATTTCTGGCCTGTTGTTCTTGCCAGAAATATATTGGTTCTGGTTTTAACAATGATTCTAATTTTATATGCACATTAATGTCATTCATTGGTTTATTAACAAATTCACCTTACAACAGTTATAATGTTTAGTAAAATATTCTAGGTGCACCTTTCCTTCCTTGCAACCATGTTTTTATATTATCTACATCAAATATTATTTTATTGTTTGTGTTATAATTTATTGTTTCTTAATAATTATTTACATAATATGCTTGTCTAAATTTTTAATGTAAGATTTATAAGTCTAATCTTCCAGATCTATAGTTTTCAACACTTGCCACTTTGTTGGCTATTGTTCTTTATTCAGCAAAGGCCATTTTTGTTAATACTGGTCTTGACATTAATGGAAATTCAGTAGTTACTGTTTTGTTTATTTATGTTATCACATTTGCCATTTCTCTTGATTTAAATTTTATATTGTTTTTATGTGCATATGTTTATACATAATGTGTTAAATCTCTATTTTGCCATAAATCCATTACTTCTTAACTTATTGGCATATCAGATTTTATTAATTTTTGATCTAATTTAAATTTGTTTTATACTATTCTCGGTATGTGATGTTACACATCATCATCTAATTTTATTTAATAGCTTTATTAAATTTTTGGTGTTTCTTCTGTTTGACTTAATTAATCTAATTTTATGTTGTAAAATGCTTGTACATTATTTAAATTTTAATCTTTATCTAATATTTCCATAAATTTATTTTCTGGTTTTATTACTTTGGTATACTACATTAAATTTATTGGATTCATATTGTCATGTTCAAACCAATAATTATGTTTTGTTTCTACCTTGGTTTTTCCTCCACCTTTAAATACAATTTTATACAATTAATCATATTTTATTGAATAAAATACTTTATTTGTATAATCACAAATTGTATTGCATGTTTTATTTAATTATGAGTACTCTATTTCATTAAATTTGTGTACCACTCCATCTTGTGGTTGTGTTGGTCTTATGAAATAATTTTTCTTCAGTAAATTTATGCCAAATATTGCATTTAAATCTTCACTTGAATATTCTCTGTTTTCATCAATTAGTATTTCATGATTTTTCATTTTGTATGAATTCGAACTCATATCCCAACTATTGAGACATTCCATCAACCACATTGGATCTTTATAAAATATGACTTGATTTGATCTCAATTCTGTATGAATATTGTAACTATTTGCCCAATTAGCTATAAATTATTTTTATTATTAAGAATTACAAGTTAGCACCCATATTAATTTATTCTAAATCAAACCTCTTCTATTTAAAGTTTAATTTGTAGTATTTAGTAATTTATTTAATATTTATGTGTGTCCTGTTAATTATTAATTATTA